ATGCCTGTCAAGCCTGCACTTTTGCTTGGGGCAAAAGCTGCCTGGCTCTCGGTCATCGTCGTGCCTTGTGACTTCGACGGATCGCTGTGTTGCTACACACACATGATCCTCCGTGCGGACTGTGCTCAAGCCGCGTGGCATCCGCAAATGATGCGTCGTCAACCCCACTCGTTCCTCGGGGGTCGGCAATACGTGACTTAACATCAGGCAAGCTGACGTAAAGTCACTAGCGTCTCCGTCGCAATGCCTTGACGATTCCCTCGTTCCTCGGCGCGATCATTTGGGTGCGAGGGTCTTGTCACACCGCACGAGGATTATGTGGTGTGTTTATTAGCTAATATAGGAGATACACAATGGCTAAGTATTCATACGTTCCGACTGAAGATATCGCAATCAAGTGTGAGTTCACTGTCCACGACCTCAAGGTTCTGGATCGAGTGTTGACTGAGTACGTCGATTCAGACGGCTGGTCATACGAAGAATGTCTTCATCGGGACATCCGTAAGATCTTATCGGAAGCGTTCCAATCAATACACGCGAACACCGAGTACGACCAGACTCGCTTCGAGAAAGTGGTCGAGTACAAGATCAAGCTCAAGTCTCGGAAGGACGAGGTCAACTTGTCCAAAGAGCTAGATGACGAGATCCCATACTAATTCAATCGCGGGGGCTTCGGCTCCCGCACCAACTGGCAGAAGGAGATACAACATGCCTAATCAATTCGGAAAAACCCGTGACATCGAGAACCCATACGCCGTGTACCGTTCGCCCTACGGATGGGAGTGGCGCATACTCAAGACGTACAAGATGGCAAAGAGCGAAGCGAAAGATCCGTACGCTCGGTGGTTCGTCGCAGCTACGTCACCGCTCATGCACGACGGTCAGTTCGAATATGGTGACACGTACAAAACAGAGATCACACGGAACGCTGCTTTGATAAGTGGCGACCCCGAGTGGCTCGAAGAGTACGCACCCAAAGTATAACCAACGTGGGGGTTTCGGCCCCCACCCCAACTGTCAAAGGAGATACAACATGACAGAAGACTTCAACAACAAGTTAGCCGACGCACTGTGGACGCTACTCGAACCTCGCATCCAGAGTCTGATCGAGGGCAATACCGACATCGACATTGACGACAAGATCAGTGACTACATGTCCAACAGCTTTCGGCTCGATGACTACTCGTTCGAGCTAGACGGTATGATCGACCAGCAGGTTCAGTATCTTGCCGAGGACGGTGATCTGAAGGACTGGCTCGACACCAGCGACAGCGACTTCAACGAACGAGTGTTCAAAGCTCTCGGTGAGATCGACATGAAGTTTGGCAACATGACCGTCACCTACAAAGACGCGATCATTGTCAAAGAATGATATCGACTGGAGCGGCTTCTGGTTTAGGGGCCGCTTTCACCGCCAAGGTATGACAGCGACGTGGCGTTGTACCAAGTGCTACCAAACAATCACACCAGACACATCAGATTGGAGTATCGAAGATGTCAAATGCAAATGCACAAACACTAGGCAACAAGCTCAAGTTCAAACTGGAAATGATGATGATGATGTTAGCAGCAGATCGTAACGAAGAAGCAGCTAAGATGTATGATCAACTCATCGCAGAGTTCGACAAGTTAGGAGTAACAAATGGATAAGAGACACGGTGGCCCCTTCGACAGAGGGGGTGCCGACTACTACTACGGTCGCCCATTCAAACCGCACTACTACGCTGGCGACACGTACAGCAGCGAACGTATCGAGATGTTCTATATGGATGACGCTGAGATCGAAGAGTACCGTGCGGGGTACGCTGAAGCAGAGAAGTTCGGAGATAGAAAGGAATGGTAACATGACAATAGGTGGCTTCACACTAATGGACAGTGGCTTCGGGCTGTCCGTCACAGAGTATGAAGCAGGGTGGTCGTTCTGGTTACAGGGCGACGACGCTGATCGGTTCCGCGAAGAGTGGGACAGTTGGAAAGAACATCGGGACAACAACTTCCGACAGTTCCTATCCGAATATGAATACGACACACTGTTCCAATAAGGGAAGGGGGCTTCGGCTCCCTTCTTCTACTGTAAATATAAAAGGTGTGCCGCGCGTGGCGCGGTCACTTGCGCGGCGTACCCGCGCTTTTTACGGAGTGCCTCCGGCACACAGTAAAGGTGCGGCCCGAGGCCGCAAGAGCGGCGCGGCCCACGGGCCGCAAGATCGAAGCGCAAGAGGGCCGCAAGATAACGCTTGCATTTTACTTGTATTCTAGTTATTGTTAACTTGTTCAACTAGAAAGGAAACACTATGAAACACGCGATTATCTACAACGGGCCAAGCCTATTGGATGGTCAACCAATCGTGGTTATTGCCACATATTCAAACCGCAACACAAAGACGGGGCGCGTAGTTCAAACTTATATCATCCGCGCAGACATGGATCCGCGCGATGCGTCAAAAACTGGCGCAGACTTTTCTATTTGCGGCGATTGCGTGATGCGCGGCGAACCAACTACAGACCCCACGCGCAAGATAGCCAAAAAACGCAAGTGTTATGTAAACATCGCGCAAGGCGTCTTGATCGTATACAAGGCTTTTATCGACAGCGTATATAAAGAGGGCGACCCGCGCACCATGGGACGCGGTCGTTTTGTTCGAGTGGGGACGTATGGCGACCCCGCCGCCGTACCATCCGAGGTGTGGGACGAATTATTAGCCGAGTGTGACACTTGGACAGCTTACAGCCACCAGAAACCATGGCGTCCCGATATCGCGATGCAATCCGCAGACGATTATCACGAGGCCGTGATGCACTGGAAAGCGGGACGCCGCACTTTCCGAGTGATCGCAGATTTAGGACACCTTGACCACAATAACGAGGCACTATGCCCCGCGTCAAAAGAGGCGGGACGCCGCGTACAATGCACCGCTTGCAAACTTTGCAAAGGATCCAGTAAAGCTAAATCAATCGCAATCGTGCAACACTAACAAAATGCCAGGGGGAAAATGTATCTCGCCCCCTGGACACTCGCCGCTCGGGAAAATGTATCTCGCCCGAGCGGCTTTTTATGTCCCCATCGAGGCGCAAGAGATACAAGCCGCAAGAGACGCGCAAGATTTAAGGCGCAAGACGAGCCGCAAGATGCTCCCACAGAGCCGCAAGGCTCTCGAACCGCGCACCATCGGTCCCATTTACTCCTTTTTCAAGTAAATCTGGCCCTTTTTCTCCTGAAAACAAATAAAGATGCCCTGTAGAGAGGGACTTTACTAAGAAAAAACTTGACCCTCCTCGAGCGTAATAGGCCATATGCCACGCAATTTGATGAGGGGAAATTTTTACTGCGCTAGATTTCGCGCACTTTAGTTCCAACCAGAACGCAAGCCCATCCCAAACCACATGAACATCAGGGACACCGCCGCCGTGCTTGTTCTCAATCCTCGTTGCGAAGGCTTTCTTCGGCAGATTGTTCCGAATTGTATTCCAAAAGTTCGCCTCTGGTCCCTTGCTCATCTGGTGTCACATCCTTTGCTGTTCCATCTATGACAAAGGCTTGTGGATACTGCTCTTGCAGCTTGGCAAGTCGAGCCACTATTTCGTCTCTCGATAGCTGATCGATGGTGTTGACGTTCTCTCTTCGATCAACAGTTAGACCACCCAATGCAGAGCGTATCTTCTCCGCGTTGATGGCTGCTGAAAAATGCCCTGCCTCCTCGGCCCCAAGAGATAGCTTATGCAGTCTTTCCAACTGACCGATGGTTGATACCCCATATCGGCGTTCGCGTTCCTCTCGCAGTTCCTGTATGTAATCCAGAACGTGTGGGTAGTCTCGACCGTTTAACAGTCTGGACGCGTAATCTTTTGCCTGATCAGGTTGATACCCTGCTTTCCGAGCGCACTCAGCATTCGAATACACACCCTCAACGATGTGCCTAGCAAAGGTCATCTGTCGGTTAGTTAGCTGCCGCCCGTACTCTTCTTCAACCTTCTGTTTGATCGATGTCATAGCTGCCTCTTGTTGTCTGCCAACAACTTATCCCTATATAGCAGTA